ATGCCGTACTTCAAGATCTACGGCAAGAGCCTGGGCGAAGGCGATGACGACGTGCATGTACTGCTGTACAAATGCAAGATCACTGACGGCATCGAATTCACCAACCAGTTCGGCGAATTTGCAGGCCCGACCGTCAAAGGCATCGCGGTTGACGACAATACCAATGGAATCTCGAAGGTAGTCATCAACGAGACCGCCACAAGCATGCCAGGTTCGTAATGGCGGACAGTAAAAAACGGCTGAACCAATCCCAGGCGGCCAAGCGCGCTAATTTGGCTCAGTGGCGCGCCAGCCGCACCCACGCGATCGAAGACCTGCCCAGCGGGCTGCCCATCGTGGTGAAGGACGTGTCGCTGCAAGACCTAGTGATGATGGACGGCGTCGAGATCCCGAACACCCTGCTCGACATGATGTTCGACAACGATGCCAAGCAGGCCCAGGGCGCGGACGACGCACAGAGCGACACGGAAGTGGTCCTGGAGATGATGCGCAACAAGACCGAGTTCAACCAACTCCTGAACGAGATGGTCAAGGCTTGCTTGTTGGAGCCCAAATTGGGCGAGCAGCCGGACGAGGAGCATATCACGTTGGAGGAGCTGTCCTTCGCCGATAAGATGCACATCTTCAACTTCCTGAACCGGGAGGCTCAAGGGATGCACCCCTTTCCTGACGACGCTGACGCTGAGACGGCTGCACAGCCAGTCGGAAGCCTACAGCCAGAGACCGAGTGAGCTGCTGGGCAGTTTCGATACCGAATGGGGCGCTTTCCAGTTCGACGAAGCCTGTTTAGCAGCCGGAAGAGCCGCTGAGTTGGCCGCTGTTAATAATAGCTCTCAGTTTTCAGCGGTTAGCGGTCAGAAAAACGGTAGAAACGCCGTTTCACAGTTCAGGAGCCTGAAAGGGCGGGCCGTGGAGACGGTGCGTGTGAAAGCGGATGGAACCTGGAATTGATCCTTCCCCCTTCGGGGACGACGCGACTATGCGGAGAAACACTCCGCTCAGGATAAGATATGTTACTTGGTAGCGCATACGGCAAAATCGAAATCGACGCCAGCGGTGTACGCCGCGGCGTCTCTGATGCCACCACCAACCTGAAGACCTTCCAGGCCAAGGCTATGGAGGTGGGCCGTTCCATGCAGGATATCGGTCGCAAGATGACCATTGGATTGACTCTGCCGCTGATCGCAATCGGCGGCGCGGCGGTAAAAGCCGCCAGCGACTTCGAAGAGACCAAGAACAAATCCTTGGTGGTCTTCGAAGAGATGGCCGATGGCGTGCTATCCAGTTCGGAGCAGGCCGCCAAGGCGCTGGGCATCAATAAGGAAGCCTACCTGGATTATGCGTCGTCGATCGGGGCGGCGCTCAAAGCTGGGGGTATGGGCATCGAAGAGACCGCCGCTCTGTCGGAGCAGGCCGTCAAGCACTTCGCAGACCTGGCGTCCTTCCACAACGCTGAAGTCGAAGACGTGGCCAGGGCCTGGGAGAGCGCTATCCGCGGGCAGTACGAGCCTATCCAGCGTTATTTCCCGTTCATCACCAACGAGTACCTGAAAACCTACGGCGTGGCCAACGGACTGCTGGACGCCAACACCAAAAACCTGACTGCCAACCAGCGTGCGGTTATCTTGAACGCCATTGCGCTGGACGAAAACCTGAACCCGGCCATCGACGACTTTGCCGAGACATCCGGCGGGCTGGCCAACCAGACGCGCATCATGCAGGCTCAGTTCAAAGATTTACTGGTGGAACTTGGGACGAACTTGCTACCCATCGCGCTGGAAGTAGTAAGTGGATTGAACAAAATCCTGGAAGCCTTCAACCGCATGCCGCCTGCCGCACAGAAGACCATCATCGGTTTTGGTGCCTTTCTGGCGATATTGGGGCCGCTTCTTTCGATGCTGGGGACGTTGCTCACAGTAGGGAGCTCCCTGAGCGGTGTTTTAGCTGGCGCAGGCGGCATCAGTGGAGCTGTTTCTACGGTTACGGCTGGATTCACTGGCATGGGGACGGCGATCAGTGGAATCGCGTTGCCGTCTATCGGGGCGATTGCTGCGGCGTTGGGGCCGCTCCTGTTGGTCCTGTTGGCGGTCGCAGCTCAGCTTGCCCTGTTGAAGGTGGCCTGGGAATACAACTTCCTGGGGATGCGGACAACGATGCAGGCATCCGTCAGCTTTTGGAAAAGCATGTGGGCGGCCTTCACGTCCTGGCTTAAAGGCGATAACGACGCGGCCTTAGCCCACCTTCAGGAGGGTTGGGATACATACTGGGAACGCCAGAGCGAAGTCTTTGGCGGGTTTATCGAGTTTATCAAGGAGTCCTGGGCGGATTTTGTCAATTACCTGTCGCAGATGCGCGACCGCATCTTCCAGCTTTTCCAGGTTGATTGGAGCGCCATCGGGCGCTATATCGTGCAGGGCATCGCCAGCGGGCTGATGAGTGGCGCATCCGTCCTGTTCTCGGCGGTCCAGAATATCGCCAAGACCATCCTGAATACGCTGCAGAACAGCCTGGGCGTGCGTTCTCCTTCCACCAAGGCCGCCTGGTTGGGCAAGATGACCAGTGAAGGCTACCTGCAAGGCATGGCCGCCGCCATGAACTCCAACCGCATCGCTGAGCTGCTGGCCAAACCCACCAGCTACGTGACCCAGGGCGCGCAGATGAGCGTGGTGCAGCACTTCAACACCGGCCTGACGGTGCGCGAAGCCAGGCGGGTTGTGGCTGACAACAACGAGCAAATGCTGCGCGGGATCGAGACCGCGTTAGGAGACTTTTGATGCCCTACCAGATTGGCGTCGCTGAAGAAAGCCTGACCGACCTGGCGTCCCTGACCACGCCAGTGCCTTACCCCAAGGGTAAGAGCCAATACCGGTCCTATGCTGTTTTCCGCAAGCTGGGGAACGGTACGCGCCGCGGGTTCGGCCTGCCGCGCACGCGCTGGCTCTTCGGTGTGCTTTCGCAGGAGGAACGCGACCAGTTGGCTGTTTTCTGCCCCAGCGGCGTGAGCGACACGGTTTACATCACCACCCTGCTTCCGGATGACAGCTACGTCTCGTACGTGGGCACGGTCCACTGGCCGGAAGAAGAAGACTACCAGCCCGGTTATTTCAACTTTGTGTTGGAGTTCACCGACCTGGAAGAAGTTGGAGGAGGCAGTTAGTGGCCCGCGCCGCGACATCACCGGAATTATTACTCATGCGCTCAGACGGCCAGCGGAGCAAACAGTTCCTGGCCGTTTTTCAGCCCGCCACGATCTATACGGCGGAGCTGAACGGCGTTCCGGGCAGCAATGACGAAGTGTATACCATCGGCTTCAACAACGGCTCCGGCACGCTGGGCGATGTGCAACCCGGCATGACCCTGTATGTAGGCACGTCCGCCGGGGATTATGATTTGGGCTTTTGCCGCATCCGCAAGGACCCGATTGCAGGCACCTTCTACATTGGCGAAACGTCCGAGATCGCCTGGGACACGGGCGGCACCATCTACCTGACCGTGGTGGACGATTACGACCTGTGGGAACGGCGCATGAAGTCGGTCTCGGGCGCGCTCAAAGCGGACGCTGATATCGCCTATTCCGACCAGCACGAAGATTGGGAACCCGTGGCCGTCATGGGCCCGGACGCGGTCGTGTGGCTGGATGACGGGCCGGTGGATGTGGAGTTCGCGGAAGCAGCCGAATCCTGGGTCTTCGATTCGTCCATCTCGTCCTATGCCTTCACATCCGATGATGGTGCCTGGACTGACGAAGACACCGCCGATGCCGTCTTGACCATCAGCAGCTACCCGACCAACGGCCATATCAACGTCTGGCTGACGGTGACGGCTGCCAACGGCAAAACGCACACCGCGCACCGCACGGTCCATTGCTTCGACGCCGATCACATGCCCGCCACCGCTTTCGAGCTGAAGAACAAGCCCAACGCCAGTTACGAGGCGGGTGGCTACAGCTTCACGGTCGAGATGTACGACGAAGCGTCGCTCTCAGAGCTGCGCGAGCGCTCGCTGGTGATCCTGTTTACCAAGGACTGGTACGACGGGGCGGAAGATTACATCGGCCCGATCGATGACCGCGAGAACGTCAAATTTATCGGTCGGGTAGCAGGCGAGAGCATCGACTGGGACGCGGACAGCGGCACGGTCACCTTCAGTGTGCATGGCCCGCAGTTCTGGCTGGCGCGCGCTGCCGGTTACAACGGCGCGCTCACGCCCACCGCTGCCCCCGCTACCTGGGGCCAGATCCCCCAGATGACGGTCGATAAGGCGCTTTTCGTCTTGCTGCACTGGTGCTCCACGGCCACATCGGTGCTGGACGTGAAGCTGACGGATGATACGCGCTACGCGCCGGAGATCATCTCACCGGCAGCATCCATCTGGGAGCAGATCAAGGAGATCGCCGGGCGCTTCATCTTCGCCTTCCCGGGTTGCGACCGCTATGGACGCCTGTTCGTCGAGATCGACCCGCAGATGGTTCCCGAAGTGGACCGCGACTGGCCTACCGTGATGGAGATCGCAAAGACAGACTGGGCTGAAAATATACAGGCCCGCCGAGCCCCGGTGAGCGAAGTATCGCAGATCAACCTGGCGAACTGGCAGGTGGACGCCAGCGGCGCGGCGCTCACCAACTACAGCCTGGCTCCCGGCCACGTGCCGCTTCAACACGGCAAGCCCGAAGTGCTGGATGGCGTCCTTGCCGCAGACCAGTCCGAATCGAACCAGCAGGCCGGTTTACTGCTGGGCTGGCGTAACCGCGGGTACGAATTCACCGTCCCGTTTGGGATGGCCAACTTCCTGGTGGATCTGTGGCCGCGCCAGTTTTGCAGCATCGACGTGGCCGCCGCTGACACCCCACGCGGCGTGGCCTACGATGGCAACCTGGTGCCGCGCACGATCACCTGGCTGGACGAAGAAGCGCTCACGCCCGCCGTGGTCTTCGAAGATGAAACCTTCGAGCAGGAGAGCGTCAATGGCGACATCCCGGTGGGCGACGGCACCTACATCACGATGCCGCACCTGCCACAGCTCCCCAAGCTGCCGCCCCTGCCCCCGCTGGACGACTTTGGCCTGTATGGCGAGCTGAGCGAAGAAGAATTGGACGAAGGCCCCGGCACGCTTGCCCTGGCCAGCTCCAACTTCGGGATCATGTACACCAACTCGAAGAACGAGGACGGCGACCGCCAGTGGAAATTTATGAACGCCGGGCTGACGGAAGACCAGGCGAATTACGTCAAGCGCATCATCCGCACCCCCAGCGGGGCGCTCTTTGCGCTGATCGCCGATACCGGCACAACCAACGGCGCAGACTGGGTCTTCTATGCTCCGTCGCTGGGCGCGCCCTGGGTCGAGCTGATGGACACCAGCGGCCTGGCGGGTAGCAGTCCCAAGCTGGTGGCGCTGGGCTATAACCCGAATGTGTCCGAAGAGATTGCCGTGATGAGCGGATCAAGCACGGATAACAGCGGCGAGTTCCACACCGGCGACCGGAGCGGGCTGTCGCAACTGGCCAACAGCATCGATGCCAGTCAACGCCTTGGCGATATCACCTATGGCATGGGCAAATGGTACGTGACGCATTCCGAGAAAAACCTTTTCTCAGACCAGGCTTTCACGCGCATCACAGCAGGTGGGAGCGTGGAGAAGAATGCGGTCAACTACACCAACGGGCAGGATTACGCCGCGTCGCTGCACTGGCACAAACGCGGTGGCGGCATCATTTACGAATGGAACCACGATGGCCGCTATTTGCGCAAAGTGGAAGACAACGATGGCGACGCATCCGACACGACCATGCCCAGCATTGGCGTGGTGGAAGAAGCACTGCCCAACCTGCTGGCGGTCGATCCCACCGGACAATACCTGATGGGCGGCCACGATGCCGTCATCGGGAAGAAGTCATCCGATTATGGCGCCACTTTCGGCAATGTGGATGCTTCCCTGGGGATCGGCTATCAGGTCTGGGAGAACTGCATCAGCGCCGATGCCTGGCTGGCGGCCACCACGCAGGTGGTCAAGTACACGCCTGATTTTGGCGACAACTGGGACGACATCTCCGGTGACCTGGCTTCTGTGGCCCCGCTGGTGGCTATCAAGCATTTGTTGTTCATCGCATGGTGACGGTATGAACCAGACTTTCACACGCATCGCTCACATCTTCAAGAAGGCGCTCGACCGGCGCGGCATGGACGTGCGCTTCTTCGCTGTGCTGGGCAAGTCACCTTTCAGCGACAGCGACGTGCTGACGGGCACCAGCGGCTATGTCTATGTGACAGATACCGTCACTGGCATCGAGCGCGTGGTGCTCAACCGGCGCGTCCCCAACAAGCCTTACGGGCATGTGGCGGTCGGGTACGACCCGGCCCAGCCCAACGTGCTGCAGGTGCTGTATTCGCGGGATGTCTTCGGTGCCCAGGACGCGACGCCAGCCGTCCCCGATCACGCCGAGACGCACCGTTACGGTGGCGGCGACACCGATTTCGTGGAGCCCAACCGCTTCACCCACTGCCTGGTGCTGACCTACTCTACGTTCACGGTGCAGATCCTGGGCGGCACCTTCCCCAAAGCGGACGGCACGGTGGGCCTGGTCTCGAACCAGATGTTGGATCTGTCTTCCTATCAGCCCAGCGCGGGTGCCAAGTACGTGCACATCCAGCACGACGAAGATGGCGTGATCAGCGTGGTGGACGGAACCGAAGTGGACGTGAAAGAATTGCTGAGCGTGGCGAACATCCCCGCCGCCACGGGCACCCCCATCCACGCCGTGCGGCTCTACGATGGCCAGACCGAGTTGAACCGCGTGCCTGGCAATCCGGATCTGAACGACTTTGTGGATACCCGCTTCGGCGGTCCGTTGGGGGGGGATAGCTCTGGTGGGGGAGCTTTTCAGCGTGTTTTGACTGATGATCTTTCGCTGGTTGATGGAGAATGTCTGGTGGTGACGGGATATATCGATCCCGGAGCGTATGAAGTTGATTGCGAAGGTGATGCGGAGGTAATAGTCGTATGACATACAAATTTACAGAACGTTCCCTGCTGAGCGGTGAGACCGATAAAATAATCTTGCAATGGATTACCGGTGAACGCACGCTGGCGATGATCTTGGAAGATGATACTGCCCCACGTTTGTGCAGGTCGTTTCCTGGCAAGACTGCCGCACCGGATGCGGATAATGACACGGACGAAGGTTATATCGCCGGTGACATTTGGGTGGATGAAACCAACGACAAAACCTACATATGCCTGGACAACACCGATGGAGCAGCGGTATGGACCGAGATCACGCAAGGTGGTGTTTCCGATGGCGACAAAGGCGACATTACCGTTTCAGGTAGTGGGGCCACCTGGACAATTGATAATGGAGTGGTCACGCTCGCAAAGCTGGTAGATGCGACAGGTCAATACAAGATCATGGCGCGCTCGTCTGCCGGGTCTGGCGATTGGGAAGAAGTCACTGGCAGCGCCAATGTTTTCTCGCTTTTGCAGGCCGCCGATTATGCCGCTATTCGAACCCTGTTAGGGCTTGTTATCGGCACAAACGTTCAAGCCTGGGATACAGACCTTGATACGTGGGCGACCGTCACACCATCGGCAAATGGGCAAAGCCTTGTAAGTGCCGCCGATTATGCGGCCATGCGCACCTTGCTCAGTCTGGTACCAGGAACGGATGTTCAGGAATTTGATGCGTTTCTTGATGACATTGCAGACCTTACCGATCCGGGCGGAGATCGTATATTGTTCTGGGATGATTCGGCTGGCGTGCTTACATGGTTGACCGTTGGTAGCGGGCTTACAATTACTGGCACAGAAATAACCGCTTCGGGCGGGTCATTCCTGCTCCCGTGGGGCGTATACAGTGTAATTTCACCCTTAACGGCTACAGGCTATCCCTACATCTACACGATTGGTGATTCGCTTACTTTGCTTGCATCATCAGTCTCGTTTTACGTCAATGGCACCAATAACGGGAGCAACTATTGGAACATAAAACTAGGTACATGGCCGGGAGATACAACGCTGAATTCTTACACTACATCAGCCGCAAGTGGTAGTACTTGGACTCGCGTTGATGATAATGTTTTTGATGATGATACCGTCACATCATCTGACATAAACATCATGATAACTTGTACTAAGGTGAGCTCACCTGGTGGTCTCTATATCGCTGGCCCATATGTGGAAGTGGAGTTTACATAATGGATATAAATCTAAAGTATGCAAGAATGAAGAAGTTTGTTTTTCCAGATGATTGTCCTAAGTGCGGGAAGAAACTCAAAAAAGAGGTGGTCTACTCGACTATGGAAAAAAAGGTGGGGATTATGTATTTGAAATCGGAAACCCGCAAATGTCCTGATTATATTGGCTATGATGATTCCAGCACGAATGGTCATTTTGGGTTTTGTTATATATCACTGGTTAATAAGGGTGATATTCCGAAGGAAACCAAGCTGGTAACCCAAAAGGAGCCAAAGTCAAGATCAATGAAGAATGAAGGTTGAGTGATTATTGGGAAAACTTGTCAGGTCATTGCCAAGGGAACTAACGGGCTCTCCCATGTAGTAAGCCCGAGAGAAACCCCGCTTTCGCGGGGTTTTTTTTATTATCCCCATCAGGGGGTCACTTATAGAACAACTCCACCTTCCAATCATCTTTCAACTGTATCACCACGATCTTTTCGAGCAGGATATGCAGCACGCGGTTGACTTCGCACTGGTCGTGCTCGGCTAGCCAGACCGGGAGTTCGTGCAGGTGCGGGCCGAGCGTGCCGCTCAAACCGTCCAGGCGGGATTGACGCTCGGCCTGGCGCTGCGCTTCGATGACATCGCTCTCTTCGATGGCGCGGATGCGTTCGTGCAGCTTGAGCCACTCGGGTTCGTAGTGCTCTTCGGAGTAGCGGCCTTTTTGGTAAGCGGTTTCGAGACGGTACAGCTCGGCTTTGAGTTGTTCCAGGCTAGGGCCGGGCGGTGGCTCGGCGATCTCGCGCTGGGGGATCTCGCGGTGCTCAAGGTATGGACGCAGTGATTCGAGCAGGTCTGTTCCCACTTTTTCGAGCAGATCCACGTGTGCCACCACGGTGTGCTCGGACGTGTTCTCCGAGCAGCGCCAGACCAGCCGATCAGGAACGGAGCGCGGGCCGTTCTTGAAACGCCACAGCGAGGCGCCGCACTCCCCGCATTTGAGCAGGCCGGTGAACTGGTTGTTCTTGCGGCCCTGGTAATTTCCGGTGGGGCGCGAGCGGCGTTCGAACTCGGCCAGGATGGCGCGGTGCTCGTCCAATGACCAGAGCGGTTCGTGGGCGCCGGTGTTGGTGATGGCTTTCTCAGGCTGTGACCTATCGCGTTTGATGATGTTATGGCGGCGGTCTTTTTTCACTTTGGTGACTTCGAAACGCACAATGCCCGCGTAGAAGGGGTTTTTCAGGATATTACGCACCGTGTCGGGATGCCAGACAGGGCTACGGGGGGGAGGTAGATTGCATTCGTCCAGGTAGTCGATCAGTTGACGTAGTGACTGGCCTTTCAGGAAGCGCTTTTTGAGTTCGACCAGGTAGGGGACGCGATCGGGTATTTGTACGGGGACAGGCTTGTCGTTCCGTTTGACGCGCGGTGGGTATTCGTATCCATAGGGCAACTGCACGGGCAAGCCGTGTTTCCGCACGCGGTCGCGCATCCCCGATCTGTATTTGCGTCGCATGCGGCTGATCTCGGCTGCCGAGCGGATCTCGCTGATGCCGATGTACATTTCGGCGCTGTCGTTCTCGTAGGGGTCGAACTGACCGGGTGGCACGGGCTCCACCGGCTGGGCCAGCGAGTAGAGCTGCACGCGGTAGTCGCTCAGGGCCTGGTAGACGGCCCGCAGCAGGCTACGGAAGCGGTCGTGATCGGCCATCACCAGCACGTCATACTTGCCCTGGGAGGCGCTATCCAGCAGACCACGCAGGGCCGGGATCTCGCGTTCGGCATCGCGCAGGTTGATGTAGCGCGTACGGCTGTGTCCGGGGACGCGGTAAGGCCCGGCGCTCTCGACCCAGCCTTTGGCCAGCGCGGCGGCGCGGGCGTCTTTTTCCTGGTTTTCGAGGGATGTTTTGTCGTCGCGCGCCTGTTCTTTGGTGGAGACGGCGGCCAGGATGGCGTATCTCATCGCCCTTCGACTACGCTCAGGATTCATAACATCATTTTACCCCCTGGCTTGCTGCCCTTATTTATAACAACCAATCTCTTCCATTCTGGTGTTCGAAGCCGTCATGAATCCGGTGGCACGCTTGTGATGGACCGTGCCGGGCGCGTTAGCTTGACTGGTGGCATAAGCGTTATCGAACTGACCTTGCAGCCAGGCGCAATCGTTCGAAGCCAGGATCTGAGCGTATACATCCACATTGCCCCCATACTGGCTGGCATAGTCGTCTGCCGTTTGGGGGCCGCTATCCCAAAAAGTCCAGGTCAATCCTATTGATACCACGCAGATGCAGGCCAGTAACACAACAACGACCACAAGCGTGTATTTTTTTTTTTGCATAAATTACACTCACAATATGGTATCCCATTGTTTTTCTGCAACGCATATCGGGTTGCAGTATTCAAGATCAGTTTGCGTTGCCAGGCGTGCAGTTCTGGCCACAGTTCAGCCATCGCTTTCAGATGGTTCTCTTCGCTTTCGGTTTTCTTTGACATAGCTCTCCCCCTGTTCACGCAGCGCGCGTCGTTTGTTTTCAGGGATGAAAGGCCAGACCTTCATCAGCTTTTCGAAGTCCAGGTCTGGTGCGGGTAAGTTTTCCAACGTATAAAAACGGGGATCGCCCAGCTTTCGGGCGAATTGGACAGCCAATTTTTTGGAGATGTCTTGTTTACCATTGATGATGCGATTCAACGTGCCTTCATGCACGTCGAGATGGATAGCGAAATCTTTCATTGACTTCACTGTCCCCAATTCTTTTTGCCAATCAAGAAAATGATTGATGAGGAGGGTAACGGCAGGAGATTTGTTCATTAGACAAATAATTATAAGCCACCTTACAGATTTGATAACATAGCTTGACATTTTCATAATTTTGTTGTAATATAGTTGATGTAAAATCAATTTTCATAATTTGATAAGTATTTTATTAACGGAGAAGTTATGCAGCCAGAAGATTATCCCAAGATCAGCACCATCGTGAAAACTACCCGCCTGCAACTGGCGGCCAACATGCAGCGCACCGTCAGCCAGGACGAATTCGGCGACATGCTGGTAGACGGCCTGGTGAACGTGGCTATCTCGGGCACGTCGGTTTCGGCCTGGGAGAACGAACGCTACGAACCCGATAGCGACCTGCTCTGGACGCTGGCTGTGCGCCATTACGGCACCGCTGACTGGCGGCTGAAGTTCGCCCTGCAGTGCCTGCGCGCCAAGCTGCCGGATGTGTTCGACAGCGGGCTGGTCAACGTCGAAGAACTCGAACTCTCCATCGCCGGGTAAAAAAACGCACGCCGGTTGACATTCAGGTCAATACTTTTGACGACCCATCAACTCACCCACGGCATACCGGCAGAACAGGCTCTACAGGAACTCATGGACTCTTTTCTCAACTACTTGGAACGGCGCGAACGTCAAGAAAGCGCCATCCCGGGCAAGGACGCGGCGCTTTCTCAGGAAGCTGGAGCAGTGGCTGCGCTTCATTGCACTCAGGATAGCACAGGAAACGGAGAAATCAAGAAATGGACGTAAATCAGGCGCTTTTCGGGTGGAAAACGGGCGCAATTGCCCTGGGGCTCTTCATCTTCAGCTATTTCTATAATCGCTGGGTTGCAAGTCTGCAAAAAAAGACCGACAGCTACACCGCCGAGATGGTCGTCATCGGCGTGGCCGTCACCGTGCTGAGTAGCATGCTGGTGATCGGTTTCTTGGAGGGGATGGTTGTACTTCTCCTGTTCGGGTTCTCCGGTTTCTGGATGTTGATCGGCTCCTGGCAGCGCCACGCAGCCGATACCGAAGATGCCCGCTCGGTGGCCAGGGAGCAATTGCGGCATGACGACTAAACCGCTCATGGGCGCTTCTAACTACAACGCCGAGCTGGCCCGCATCCGGTCCGCAGCCAACGATATCCGCTTCTCGCTCGAAAAGCTGATCGACGGCAACACCGGCCCCAACGCGGTCATCGCTCATACGGCCCGCATGGCCATCAAACTCAACATCATCATGGACGCCCTGCCGGTGCTCGAACAGATCGGCAAGGACGAAAAATCAGAACGAATTGGAGGCAGTGAATGAACGCAAGCGAATATTTCTTAGTTAGCAAGATGGTCGAACACTTGAACGTGATCAACCAGTATGCCCGCATCTTGCATGAAGGTACTTATGACCAGATATTCAAAGCGGACGATGGCCACGACTTGACCGTCGAACTGGACGAAGCCCGCGAGAAGATGCTGTCCGCGCTCGAAGGTGACGGGAACCCGCAAATGGCCCGCATCGCGGCTGAGATCGATCTTGCCACCGCTATCGCACCTTTTATCTCAGTCCCCGAGTTGGCCGAGATCATATCCAATGCAAAAGGATTGGAGGCTTGAAAATGAACACCCACGACCGATTTATCGAAAGAATGCTTACCATCAAAGACATTATTCTGAACGTCATCACGCTCGGTCTGTATGGCTGGTTCGCAGGCCGGGTGCTGGTGCGACCCTACCGTAAATAGGCATTTTTCTTCTCCCCACACGCCCTGGGGGCTGAACCGTAGGTCCCCAGGGCGGAAGGTTCTAAGGAATTATGAAAGTTTTGAAAACCTTACAACCTGGCGATCCAGGCACGCACAAATATACCAAACACTTCGGCAAGAAGTTGGTTGCAGTGCGTTATCGAGGCATTCTGAAGAAAAATATGCGTGTCACCACGGTTGAGATCATCATGGATCAGGGCTTCTGGATGCCCTATCAACGCGATTTATTCAAATGTCCAAATGTGGACATTCCGGTTAAGTAATAGTTGGGCTGTGCCTTACGACGCTGGGGAACGCGCCCCGCGTCACAGCCCAACGGCACAGGCGTACCGCAGCGCTACGTCGGGCTTACTGAATAAAGGATAAAGGACTACAAACAATGACACGAAATGATACCAAGAGAATAGCTAGGAACGGCCAGCCCAACTCCGCGTGCACTTGTCCGGCATGGACATTCCGTTATAGGAACAGAGTCCAACTCTGAGAAGGCGGCATATCTTGAAGCAATACGATGTAATCCTTGCAGATCCGCCATGGCCTTACAATTTTTCTGGAACTAGAAACGAAAAGACTCCAGATGATTATCCGACTATGGCAATAAATGAGATTTGCAATCTTTCTGTTCCAGCAAGAGAAACAGCATCAATGTATTTATGGGTTACATGGCCTTTATTGTTTGAAGCAGAAAAGGTTATAAAGGCTTGGGGGTTTGAATATATAACTATTGGTTGGGTTTGGGTGAAAGCTAATAAATCGGGTTTCGGTTTTTTCACTGGTATGGGAACATATACACGGTCAAACACAGAACCTTGCCTTTTCTGTGCTCGCGGCGAAACAATGAAGGTCGCAAATCATGGCATTCAAAGTCTTATTTATTCGCCAATCAGGGAGCATTCACGCAAGCCTGATGAGCAATATGTCAAGATTGAAAAATTGTACCCACAGGCAAGCTATCTCGAATTGTTTGCCAGGAAAAAACGCAAAGGATGGGATGTGTTTGGTAACGAAGTTTCAGGAAGTATTGAATTGCCGCCTTCACTTCCCGATATAGAAGCAGGTTCACATGCCCATACCGACAAGTGACGCCTGTGCCGTTCGTCCGTGCTCGGCAACCCCACTACGTGCGGCTCCCTCACACAGACGAACGGACAGGGCGACCCAACGCTAGTTCTCCCTAGCGAAAAGACGAAAGGATGTACTTAGACAAGATGAGAGAAAAAGTAAGAAACAGACCAAACCCCGCCCGGTCGAACTACGCGTGCACCCGATATGGGTGGGCGTACCGATAAATGGACATTTTACAGGCTAAAAAAGGCGGCAAAAGTGTTATATAAAATGATTATCGCAGACCCACCTTGGGGGTATCAAAACTGGAGTGAACGCAAAAATGGGGCTGCACAGGCTATTTATAACACCATGACCATCGATGACTTGTGTAATCTTCCGGTTTCGCAAATAGCGCATCCGGATGGCGTATTGCTTTTGTGGTCAACAAATCCCAAGTTACAAGAAGCTTTGCAATTAATCAAGGCTTGGGGATTTGATTATGTTACCAAATTCTCATGGATAAAAATTACAGGTGAACCAAAAAGGAATTTATGGCAAGAGATTGAGTATAAGCCCCATTACGGTGTAGGGTTTTGGGTTAGGGGTTGCACGGAAGATATTCTTATATGCAAAAGGGGAAACGCAAAGCCACCGCGTAAGGATGGTTGGCTCGGTATTATTTCAAAGCAGTTTCACCATAGCAGGAAACCCGACAATTTATATGAGTATGCAGAATCATTGCCCGGCCCGTATTTAGAAATGTTTGCAAGACGAAAGCGATCCGGATGGGATGTGTTTGGCAACGAAGTAGAAAACAGTATTTCTTTGCCGCCATCCGTTATAGAAAGTGTTTCCGTGGCCCACCCACACGGGTGACGCCCTGTCCGTTAGGTTGTCGCTTACGAGCGGCAAAGAACGCCACCCCCGCACGACAACCTAACGGTCGAAACTGACTCCAGCGGTTGACGGTTGCTTACTCTAAAAAATGAAAGGATTTCAAATGAGTAACCAAAAGGACAAAAATGAAGTGTTTGGCAACATGATTTCAGCATTAGGGGTGGTGCTAGACAGTGTGGATTACACGTCAGGGGCGTGCAGAGTAAATGAGCCTGTAGGCGGAGTACTCCCCGAAGTAGTGCTTGGGCGAGCAAAGGAAGTATTGCAAGAAGCGCGCAACCTAACAACCACTGGAGTTGACAGCGGGGATATATGTCCCACCTGTAAAGGACTAAAAACTTTCCCCGATGGAACTACAGCTAGGGAAAGATGCACTACATGCAAGGGAAGGGGACATATATAATCCCCCGCCGCAACTCAGTTTCGACCGTTAGAAAGACGGCATATGTTTGATTTACACAACGGCGATTGTAGCCAATTTATGAAAACGCTAAAGAATGTTGATGTGGTTATCACTGACCCTCCGTATGGGATAAATCGGCACGGTGGCTTTTCCGGCGCTGCTTCATTCGGTGGTGGTTTAGGCAGGAAAATTGAACGCAAGCAATATCATGGGAATTGGGATCACACTCGCCCAAACAAAGAAGTTTTTGCACAAATACTTAGCCTGTGTAATAAAGCCTTGATTTTTGGTGGAAATTATTTCAGCGACCTTTTGCCTGTCAGTCATCATTGGATTGTGTGGGACAAACTCAACACAATGCCCACGTTTGGTGATTGCGAATTGATCTGGACAAACATAGATCGCCGTTCTGTAAAGAAGGTTACTCGTCAATACAATGGGTTGCTTGGCAAAGAAGGCAAAAGGTATCATGCCACACAGAAGCCAATTTCTATAATGTTATGGTTGATTGAAAATTATACGAATCCTAATGACGTTATTTTTGACCCATATATGGGATCAGGAACCACAGGCGTTGCTTGCATGATATTGGAGCGTAGTTTTATCGGCTGTGAAATAGATGAACAATACTTCCAAATAGCACAGGACAGAATAACAAACGCATCTTTACAACCATCGCTATTTGGCCGCTTTCTAACAAAGCATGCACTTGACGGTGGTACGGGTTCCGTTAAAGAAGCTGAAACTCATCAGCCTGAGTTGATCCCCGCTAAACAAGATGGTTTGCATCACCGCAAATGATGCAGGCCGATGTGTGTCATTCGGCAACCCCGCGAAGAGCACGCGCGGCCCCCTCACTAGACACACATCGTGCAGGGATGCACATCCGCATCTGTGCGGCTCTGATAGGAAAAGCACAGGACTGGACGAAAGGAATTATGATCGAAAGGACTAGCACGACCCCGAATGCCGCCCATCTACGGATGGAACTGTCGGACGGTACAGGGAGAAATCCTGTTATCTCAGAAATTTACAAGCGACAAAAGGCCGCCACTTGCCAAAATAGTGGAGAAAAGGATAAAAGATGGCTAAGAAAGTAACCTGCAAGATAAAAGGCCCTAATTGTCTTGGAACCTTCAAAATGGGCTATGACGGCACAATAAACGGGTGTGACAATTGTACTGGCGTGCGAAGAGATAAGAATGGCTATGCCTGGCATCCTGGCGAAATGTCACAGACTTACAGGCCAGTGGGTGCTCCAGATGACGGGAGTCAAGATTTTACTGTCACTCGTAAACAGGCTTTCGCCAAATAATAAATGGCGGCCCTATCATTATGAAGGCTTTATCTCGTCCCTCCCCGTACTCCGTCCGCAGCTCATCCCTGCACGATGGCGATTTATGATTTTGCAGAATCGCTAGACCGCGCCGTCGAACATTGCGTACAACCGACCGACGCCCCCATTCAAATACTTGGGGAACCATGCCCAAAGTGTGGCGGTACGGAATGGCAGTGTGCAAACTGTAATGGGGCGCTCGGCACGTTGGAACGCGTGCGGCCAGACGGCAAAAAGGGCTTTTATGAAAACTAAAACTGAGAAAATTGCAATTATCACCGATTGGCAAAGCGAATTCCAGACCTATCTTGAAAACGACTACAAGCGCTGGTCGCCCACCAGGCACAAACCCGGCGGTAAAACCGTCAAAGCCGCACTTCAGCATGTGCGCATCTTTGCCCTGTGGTGGGGTGCCGCCTATGGCCATCAATTCGAGCCGTCACAACTCACCGAGATCGCCCTGCACGCCTACCGCCGCCACTCGCTTGAAGAAGCCCGTGTCAGCGCCGATACCTGGAACGCCCGTCTCTGGGCCCTGCGCATCCTGTGCAAATACATCGGCTGCCCCTGGCTTGCCGAAGATCTCCAACCCAAAGACCGCGGCTACAAACCCGCTCGCTACCGCGCGCTCACCAAGCGCGAATACGGCTACCTGGTCCACCAACTGGAACTGCGCATCCGTCGTGCCGTCACCGCCTTCGAAGCCACTACATTGACCAGGGAGCGCGCATCTGTCTCGCTTATGCTCTTCGGCGGTTTGCGTGTCGCCGAAGTCGTACAACTGGACAAAGATGACATCACCATCAAACCACGCAGCGGGATTGTGCGCATCAGATCAGGCAAAGGCGACAAGGAACGGATCGTCCCTATAAACTTGCCTGCACGCAAAGCGCTCGCATCCTGGCTCGAAGTGCGGCCTGCCAGCACATCCCAGGCAGTATTCACTGGCAAGCGCTCACCCCGTCTCACCACACGTCAGCATGAACGTATTGTCAAACAGATCGGAGCAGAGAGCCACGTGCATGAGCTCACACCCCACTGGCTGCGCTATACCTTCGCCAAACGGCTCGAAGCCAAAGGTGGCAGCATCGAACAGATCCGCGATCTGCTGGGTCACGCCAGCATCGAGACCACTCGCCGCTACCTGTCCGCTGGCTTTGACGAACTACAGTCTTTAGTCGAAACCTTTTAGCAAATTTATTTTTGTCCGCTTGGCTGGCCTTGTCTCAGCGGCGGCGGCAACACTTATATGAACAGTAGAAGAATGAATCCCAATATTCACCTTATTCACTGCAATGCCCAGCTTGGACACAGCCTCCCCACAAAACGGCTGGCGCATGTCGGAGAAGGGGGATTATGCGACATAAACGGCTTCCCTGGGCGTGCTGGTCAGCTCCCAGGCAGGGTGCAAGCCGTGACCTTTATGTCGCATAAGGTAGAGAGCCAAGGGGGGGAGGGGTGTTCGGGGATTTCGGCGTGGCATACGGCGGGGGCTGGGGGCGGCTGTGCCAATATACTCAGCAATTTTCCAGAAAATTTTTCAAGAAAAAGAGTAGGTGTTTATGGATAGCTTTCACGATTTCATTGAGCAGGTACGAGACGCAAACCCGATCGAAGACGTGATCCAGGAGGACGGGTTCCCGCTGCGGGGTAGTAAGATGATGAAGGGGGCGAACCGTGATTGTGACAGCCTGAACGTTCGTACAGATTGGCAGCGTGCCTGGTGGTATTCGCGCGGATGGAACGGGGATGTGTTCGGGTGGGTGCAATTGCAAAAGGGGTGTGAGTTCATGGAGGCGCTGGAATTGCTGGCTAAGCGGGCAAGTTTGGAGATGCCGAAGTTCCAGAAGGTGAACGAGGGTGAAGTTGCGCAGTCACGTACTACTGCGGATGTATTTTCGACGGCGGCACAAATTTTCCAGGGCTGGCTACTCGCTGATGAGAAGGCGCTGGCCTACGCAAAGGGACGGGGGTGGAGCAAGGAGATCATCGCTGCTTCACTGCTGGGGTTCTCAGGGCAGAAGACAGCCAAGCAAGTGGAAGAGATGACGGGGGAGTTTGAGAAGCTGGGGATCGACCGGTATTCTCCGCAGGCGGTGGCGGTGACAGGATTCCAGGGGGATGTGAGGAAGTGGGCAGAGAAACGCGGGTTATTGGATGATCCGGAGTTCGACAAAGGGTGGATCGAGAAGAAGCGCATCCATGGTTTGATGGATACGCCAGGCATTATTTATGCACATCAGAAGCCAGTGGGGAAGGTAGTTTATTTGAGCCGCAGGCAGTTACCAGGGCATGACGAGATCCAGGGGCGAGCATGGAAGAGTTTCAACCCACAGAAGGCATTGGTGGGACCAAAACAATTTTATTTCAATCATTTATACCGGCAGTGCGAGCCATTGGTGATGGTGGAAGGGCAGGGGGATGCGATTACCTGGGCACAGTGGAGACAAGCCTGCGTGGCGTTCTGCGGGCTGGTCGGGAAACTGGAGAACAGGCCCCAGGAAGAGCAAGAGCGAATCATGCGGGTGATCAGGCGGTTGCGGGACAAGCATTCGGTTTTGTATTACTGCCCGGATAACGATGAAGCCGGGGAGGCGGCGATTCCGTTGGTGGGTAAGCTGTTCGGGCCTACGATCCAGATTGTGAGATATAGCAGGGCTAAGCCCAGGGATGAGAAAGATGCCTGATATCAAAGACGCGAATGATCAATTGGTGGCCTGGAACAAGAGTAAAGTCAAGGTTGAGAAGCAGGCTGAGAGGGCGGCGGCGATGCTGGAATCGGGGAAGCCGTTCATCTTATGGTGGGCGGATGATATTACACAGATCGCCAACCCAGGCGAGAAGAACAACGCGCTGCGGGATCTCTTTGCCGAGGGGGTAAACCGGCTGGACGCGCAGGACAGGGCCGGTTATAAGGATGATATCTGCAAAACGCTGGAGATCAGCAAGTTCCAGTGGAACGATCGACTGAAGGCGCTGGCGACTGTATCGAAGAATGGCCAAAAGGAAGGCGATGATGGGGAACCTATCTTCCACACGGGGGGTTGGATTGGGGATCATTTCCTGGGTTTGGAATATTCGCCTGAGCTGGATAAGACGTTCTTTGCAGTGCGTTACCCGGACGGGCAGGTGGAAGACCGTGCTGAGCGGGTGGAGATCAACGGACGGCGATACGTGCCGGTTTTTGCTAACAATGTGATCCGAAAGCGCATTCTGCTGCTACCTTCGGAAATGGGGGAGTTAAAGAGCGAAGAGGAGTTATTGTTCATTATCAAGAACCATAATCACAAGTATTTCGACTGCGGTAGCGATGAAACGCTGGAGCAGGTGAATATGATCTACCCGTTTTTCACGTACCTGGCGAGTCAGTTCCGGACGGTGCCATATTTGCGGGCCAAGGGTGATTACGGGACGGGGAAGACGCGCATGCTGGAAACCATCGGGCCGATCTGTTATCAGCCAATCATGACGAACGCGGGGTCGAGCGCTTCGGCTCTCTTCCGAATCCTAGATATTTATCCGAACAGCACACTGGTGCTAGACGAAGCGGATTTCAGGGATTCGAGCGAGAGTTCGATGATCGGGAAGATCCTGAACGGCGGCAACCGCAAGGGGACGGGCATCCTGAAGAGTGAGAAAAACGCAATGGGGAACTTTGACCCGGAAGCGTACATGGTGTTCGGGCCAAAGATCCTTGGAATGCGCCAGGAGTTCGATGACCCGGCGACAACCAGCCGGTGTATTACAAAGGAGATGCTGCCAATCCAGCCACATCCGAGAATCAGCCCGGAATTGCCACCACTGGAAGTGTATGACCATGAATGTTTGCAGATCCGCAATGCGCTGTTCGCTTATATGATGCACAACATCCAGAAGGACTGCGACGTGGACTTCACGGGGGTGGACCCAGTGATCGACGAGCGCACCAAGCAAATTGCGGTGTCGCTGTTGACAGTGATGAAGAGCGAGAAGGGGAAGCAACTGGTGCTGGATTATATGCGGATGGTGACGGAAGAACGCAAGAGTGACCGGTATATGATGTTCACGGCGCGGGTGCTGGAAGGTCTGGTGCTGGCCTGGGCGTGGGGACCGGTCTCGTCACGCGTGGAGGATGGGTTGCGGGTGTATCTGAAGGATATCGCACTGGCGACGAACATGGTGGTGGACGAGCAAAACCGCCGAATGGGGGAGGATGAACAGGATGATCCGGTAGAAGGGAAGAAGAAACCCAAAATGAAAAGCCGGAAAATCTCGAACGTGTTCAAGAAGTATTTGAATATCAAGACGGTGAGGGCAACGGATGGGCTGCCCAGCTACAAGGGGACGATGTTCGTGAACATGGAGATGGAGATGGAGCGCATCCGCGGGCTGTGCGAGCGTTGGGGAGTGGAGTGGCTGGAGGCAGGGAGCGTGGAGAGGGAGAAGTTGCCGGACGAGAGTGAATTAACTACGAAGGACACGAAGAGCACCAAGGAGCACGAAGGGAAAACAATGCAGGAGGTTTCGATGGCGTTCCAGGAAGAGCGTGAGAAGTGGGAGGCGTTGGAAGACCCCGAGAGGAGTGAGGATAGTGAAGATTAAATGCGATTTTGATAGGGATGAAAATATTATTTTCCCTGGTGAAAAACCGGGATTTTACGTTCACTCCTTCACTTCGCAGGGTTTGGCGGGTTCAAAACCCGCCCTACAAGGCATTTTTTGGCGTTTTTCTGCGTGTAGACCTGCAAAAGTGAACGTGGGTGAGCATTTATTTTACATAGTAATTATTTATTTTGTTTGTTTTGTGGAAGCAGTGAAGATTGGGAGGGTGCTATCTTCACTAAGTGAACATCTATCTTCACTGCTTATGCTTTTTACCACAAAGGGCACAAAGAGCACGAAGGAGGTTGTTTTATGAGTAGTTCAATCGCGGTGAGGCAGTTTGTGGCTTTGGCCAGGGGGGAGATGGCCGTGCGGAGGGTGAACAATCCGTTTCAGGTGATGATGGTGGTAGAACAGCGGCGTTATTGCCTGCGATGCAATGGTTCGCGTACTTTTGATGTCATTTTCAAGCGAGGGGAGCTGGTAGTGATGGTAGAGACGGCAGCGATATGCAGGATGTGCGGGAATGTGGTGGGGGAGCAGGCTTTGCGGGTGCATTGGGTTGGTCCTTCGACTACGCCCTTCGACGATGCTCAGGGCTCCGCTCAGGATGGAGGTAAGTAATGGATACTTTCACGATTGGTATTTTGTTTTCGATATCGATGACGGCTTTTACCGCGGGGATTGCGTTGTGGATTTGGAAAGTGCGGAGGTGAGTGATGTTTTTTTTGTGTTTGCAAGGTTCTCCGGCGTGTCAGATCGATGATTTTCTGTGCATATTGGCTTTCTTTGTTGGACCGATAGGGCTCATTGGATTGCTTTCCCTTGGATTCCCTGGTTTGCCGGGAAACAGGACGCCGAGGGAGTATCAGAAAAGAAAAAGCGAAAAGACCGTGCTGAGTTATTACCCGGGTGGGAGATATGCCGGTTTCAAATCCGGGCCTGCGATCTCCGTGGAAGCTAGGGAGAAGGTTGCCAATATGGATTGGCAACCTGATCTGAAATATGGTGAAGAGTGGGTAAGCTCGGAAGCTGTGGTGCAGGATAACAAAATTATCGAGGTAGTGGACTATTACAGGGATTGGAATGCGCGAGGAAAACACGTGTCTGACGACCCGATCATGAATGATTTTGCAACCTGGTTTAACGGGCCACCCTATAAAAGTCGGAGGAGGTAGTTATGTTCTTCGATTTGAATGAACCGAAATTGTGGCCAGCGTTTGTATACGCGATCCCGGCGATAATTGGAATGCTTGTATTCGAAACGTGGCCCGATAGTCAGGTGGCAATGCTGCTGGGTGGTGGTTTTGCGCTGGTGGGTAGTGTTCTGGCCGGAGTGACAGTGTTGGTGTATTTAGGTCGATACGCTTTCGACTGGCTGGATCGCCTAGCAAAAATGATGACAAGAACGAAGCAATCGACGGCAGCGGAAGCTGTGAAGAATTTGTCGCCCGATCAACTGGCGATCGTGCGTTTTACTGGGGAGGTCTCAGTGGGGTTGCGGTTGACGGCGCGCGGGCCGCTCTTTATGGTAGAGGGAACGGGAGTTCCACTGGCTTTCGTCAAGTTTGAGTTCCTACCGCGTTGCAAGATGGACGCGGAAGGAACTACGCACTTGGCACCGATCGGAAGCTGGAGTGATGGAAAAGTGTACCAGTATCGGGGGATGAACTTTGGCACATGTCGTATGTTGTGTAAACGCCTGACGCAGTACCTGGTAGACAACGGCCTGGCTGTATGGGGACAGGGGAACCAGGCGGCGTGGTTGGTGGGAGATTTGAGCGTGTATGAGCTGCGAAATGCGTTTGGAATGCGGCTACGTAGTCCAGAATTTGGGGTGGAGGAAGATTGGGTCGAAGAGCAAGATGAAATGATGGTTGATGAACTGGTTAATCTGAAAGGAGATTGAAATGTACTTGTTAGGTGAAGATCTGGGGATGGGAGCCAATAAATTGTTTGGCCATGCGGGTGGTTTGCAGGTGCTCAGTCAGGTTTCGACCAATGGCACACAACACCTGGCCGATGGGGTAGGGCTGCGCACCCGCGAGCGCCCGATGGAGGTCAAGTCTGATTCAGGGGCGTTCTTTGTGGGCGAATGGGCGCATGATTTCGGGCGTCCGGTGGAGAATTTGGATTTCGACCGGCTGACCGGCGCGCCGGAGATGCGGGCGCTGTTGTATGGCAGCCTGGCGAAGTACCAGCAGGCTTACGGTCCGTTCGATGAGCCGCTGGACCTGATGGTGGGCCTGCCCTTGCAGATGATGACTGGCGATGATGCAAAAGCCTACACGGATGGCGTCAAGCGCTGGATGCGCGGACAGCACACCTGGGCTGCTGACGGTGTGATCCACGAGGTAACGATCAAGCGCGTCAGACTGACACCCCAGCCTGTGGGCGCGTTATTCGACTTTGTACTGGATAACGAGGGTCAGATCATTCTCGAAAACCGCTTCGCACTGACGAAGGAAATCGGCGTGCTTTCGGTTGGCTTCAACACGCTGGAAGTGATGGTGGTGGATGCGGGTGCCCCGAAAGAGCGCTTCACATCCGGTAACACGGTGGGCGTGCGCAGGCTGCTGGAGTTGATCAACCGCGAGCGGCTGTATTCCCTGGGTGAGCTGGATTCGCTCTTGCGCCAGGGAAAGGTAGACCTGAGCTATGCGCTGCCAGTATGGGAACGCGAAGTGACAGGCGAGATCGAGAAGCAGTGGGGGGCGGCCTTCCGCCGTTTCAAGAAGGTGCTGGTGGTGGGCGGCGGCGCGTTGCTGCTAAAAGAAGTGTTGCTGACGACTTTCCGCGGGAAGGCATTTATCCCGGAAGACCCGGTGCTGAGTATCGCGCGCGGGTTGTGGAAATTGAACCAGAAGCGGAGATCTTAGTGTTGGAAGAGAAGAAACGCGGTCCAGGCCGCCCGAGAAAGAATAAGCCGATCCGCATGTATTTTGCGGGTTATCTGCACCCGGGCGAGGATGACGACCTGATCGAGTGGTGGTATTCACTACCGAAAGGGAAACGTTTCCCCATTTTGATCGCTATCCTGCGCAGCGGGGGCGGCCTGGATGATGTTGATCAGTACGATGAAGACGCCGGTAAGGCGGAGGAAGCGATTGAAAATATCTTGGAAAGTTTTATGGTGGAGTAGGTTGCTAATTATCGGCAGGTTTTATGGTTGTTATTTATTATGTCGAATTTTTAACAACCAAGCGCATGGAATTTGCGTGCGCTATGTATATAAAAATGGCATATCCCATGAGAGGGGGAGGGGATTCGATTGGCGATTTGTAATTGATGATTGCAGTGGTTTGAGGTGAATGATGGCTGAGAATAGCAAGATCGAGTGGACGGACCATACGTTCAATCCGTGGGTGGGGTGCCAGCAGGTCAGCGAGGGGTGCGCGAACTGCTATGCTGAGCGATTTATGACTAGGAAGACACGCTGGAGAAATGCATGGGGTCCGCCTGTGCTAACTCAACGGCTAAAGACGAGTGATGCGAACTGGAAGAAACCGCTGACCTGGAATCGAAAAGCTGAAAAATCAGGGATCCGATATAAGGTATTTTGCGGATCGCTTTGTGATGTGTTCGAGGATAACCGTGATGTGGAGGAGTGGCGGCGGGAGCTGGTGACGTTGATCGATAAAACGCCGCACCTGGATTGGCTGTTGTTGACAAAGCGGCCTGAAAATATTGGTAGACTGTGGCCGGAAGCATGGCCTTGGCCAGAAAATATTTGGATCGGGACTTCGGTGGAGAACCAGAAGACGGCGGATGAGCGGATCCCCCATTTGGTGAAGGTGCCAGTAAAGGTGAAGTTTGTGAGCTGCGAACCGCTGTTGGGGAAAGTAGATCTGCAATTACGAGGGCGGAATTATGGCATCGATGATGAATATGTAAATTGGGTGATCGCTGGCGGTGAGAGCGGGCCAAATGCCAGGCCGATGAATCCGGACTGGGTGCGATATTTGCGGGATCAATGCCAGGAGATGAATGTGCCATTCTTTTTCAAACAGTGGGGGGAGTGGGGACCGAATGCTTTGTATCCAATTGGGAAAAAGAAGGCCGGGAGAGAACTGGACGGGCGGACGTGGGAGGAAGCCTCGGCCCCCCTGTCCGAGCGAAGCATCGGACATCCCCCCAAATTCGAAGATATGAATTTAGGGGGAACGAAGCGGAATTGATATGATCGAGCTGGTGGAAGACACACTGCTCGCCGGTGGGTTGCGGAAGATGCGGTGGATGAGCGAGGCCCCCATCCCCGTCCCTTCCCCCATTTCTGACGAAATAGGGGAAGGGGGCTGTAGGCGGTGGGGCGATGAAAAATTGGGAGTGCACTATCTGGAGGTGGTGTATCCCTACCGCGGGCCTGTGGAGATCCGCTTCCCGTGGCCGGTAAACCCAGTTACGTGTCCGGTGGATGAACCAAAAATGATCCGCATGCTGGCCTGGAGCATCAACGGGGAGAAGATCAGCAAGTGTATGCAGGAGGGCGCGGCGGAGTTTGCCAGTTCGGTGGGACGCTGGCCGCGTGTCGCGTACATCAAGACGCTGCCGAAAGGGGCAGAGCACGGCGTAGAGGTGGATGGTGTGATGTTATTGAAAGTGGACTGGGTGCTGGCAGGTTATCTTTTTATTGGAGGCTGATATGAAAAAAGAGTGGCTGTGCAAAAATGGGCATGTGCTAGGCGCGATCCAGTGGAACGGGAATAAGCTGCCCTACCTGGTGCTGTACCGGCACGCGATAGACATGGCAGAAAGTAACCCGGCAGCGGTGGATGTGATCGGGCCGGTGATCGGGCAGATGCCGGTGAGATGTGATATTTGCGACGCGGTGCGCACCTGGGAGATGACACCCAAGGCGCTGTCGGAGTTCCTGCGAACAATGAACAAAGAAGAACGCGAGCAGGTGGAGTCTCACCTGCGGAAGGGGCGCGTGCGTAAGACGCAGAAGATCATGAACACGGCGAGGAGGCCATGACTCTTCGGCACGGCTCAGGACAGGCCCTTCGACTTCGTCTAAATGCTCTGCTCAGGGTGATATTTATGGTAGCAGTGATGATGGCGTTGTTGATCATCACGGTTGACAAGCTGCCCACGCACGGGATCGACCTGTATGTGCTGTACCAGGCGGGGGAGACGTTCATGGAGGGCGGCAACCCGTATGCGATGGAGCTGCGCTTCTACACGCCGCCGTGGTTGTTGATGCTGCTGGGGCCGCTGTCGCTGGTTCCGTTGCATTTAGCGCAATTTGGTTGGGCGTTCATGGCGTTGTTGATCTGGGCGCTGGTGCTGCGCAAGTTGGGGATCAAGCCGCTGGGCGCGGCGCTATTTATGTTGAACCCCTTTTTCATACGAGGCCTGCTGTTGGGGAGTTATGATTGGCTGGTACTGGCAGGGATATTGCTGCCGATGGAATGGGGTGCATGGTTGTTATTTATGAAACCACAGATCACACTCAGTCACATGGCCTGGTGGGCGAGCGAGCATGGGGTGAGGCAAGGTTTACGAGTTTATGCGCCGGTGGGGATTTTCGTAATCGCGGCGATCATGACCGGGTTCTGGCGCGAGCCGATGTTGGAAGAGATGTGGTGGAATATGTCGCTGGGGATGAAGGGCATCCCGATCGGGTTATCTATAGCGGCAATGGCGTTTGTGAAGCATGACGAGCTGTTGGCGCTGGCGGCGATGCCGTTCCTGGCACCGTATGTGGGGGTGCAATCGTGGGCGGTGGCGATGCTACCGTTGGCCAGGAACCCCGTGTTGATGGCGCTGGGGGTAGGCTATGGATGGTATTTTTTTTGGGTGAGCGGTTGACATTTTTTCATTATTCATGCTTGAAAAGTCAATTAAATTGATATATAATCACGGTAGGCCCCCCTGGTCCCTTTCGCCCTTCGGGCACTTCCCCCAAATAGGAGAAGCGCCAATTTAGGGGAAGAGGAAGCGCAGCCATCCTTCGACTATGCGGACGAACACCGCTCTGCTCAGGACGAATAGGAGGCAAAATCGAAGTAGCGCCCGATGCTTTTATAAGCATCGGGTTTTTGTTTGGAGAAATTATGAATTACGAAAAACTGGAATTACATGGAACCAGCATTCACGTGGTGACGCTGGAGCAGGAGGAGATCTCGCGTGTGCATGTGACGAATAAGGGCTTCCGCACGATATCGAGCATCGGCGAGGAGTTGTCGCGGATCGGGGCGCGTCTGGTAGTCAACGGGGATGGCTGGGGGCTGGCAGATAACCAATCCAAGCCGAACAGTATAGCTGTTTCGGATGGGAACGTTATCCAGGATGAACGCTATCACCAACGCCCGTATTTTATGTTCTCGAAAAACGCCCCGATCGAGATCACGCACGATTGGAGCGCAGACCGCTGGCGCAGCAAGATCGCTAAATCGGCCTATAACATCGTTTCTGGCGATCGCTACCTGGTGCTGAACGGTGTGTTCAACGCGGCCATTTCAGACCGAACCAAGCGGGATGCGCGCACAGCCATTGGCGTGGATATAGCAGGAAAATTGGTGGTCGTGGTAGCAGATGGAAACAGCAAGGCTGGTATCGGGCTGACGTTTCCTGAGCTGGCGGAGGTATTCACCGAACGCAACGTGGTGACCGCGATCAACCTGGACGGGGGCGGGTCATCGACGCTATGGCTGGATCACGAAGTCAAGAACCAGCCCAACGATGACGGGGAGGAGGGGGAGCGGGCGGTGGTCAATCATTTGGTAGTGTGGTTCGAAGGGGAAGCGACCGAACCAGAACCTGAGCCCGAACCGGAGCCCGAACCGGAGCCCGAACCCGAGCCTGAACCAGAACCGCGCAAGGTGGTGGCAGGAACCCTGACGTTCGATGACGGCTCCACACTGGAAATGGTGCCGAAAGATGACTGAGTGGGTGGTCTATTTCAATGATGGGACCGAGCAGGTATTGGTCCCGAGAGATGCGGGGGAGGTTATGTGGCTGGACCCGTCGCAGACCTGGGCATACTTCCTGCACGATTACCAGACTCCATACTGGTCTATCCAGCGAGACATACCGGAAGGTAAGCATCGAGGGTTTCCGAGAAAGGCCGTTGGCCAACCAGAGACGGTGGCCACCTTTGAAAAGGAAGAGCGCAACAAGCTGACGCCCGCCTGGCAGGAGTTCTACAAGCGGCTGTGTGTTATTGCCGTTTACGGTAAACCAGATTTGCGACACTTCCCGGCTATCTCCGAAAAGTTCAACAGCGTGATGGCCGATAACCGTGTGATCTCCAATTTCAAGGACTGGCGGGAGGGATATATGACGCTGGCGATGGGCGGGAACGTTGGCAAGGTGATCGGCGAAAGCAGGCCGAACGCCAAGATCGGGCCGTGCTGGACGTTCGAAACGCTGAACAGCAGCGGGGAACCCCCTGACCCGGAAGAGGTGTTCTGGAATAAGCCCTGGTTGTGGCAAAAGGCGACGATCAGCAGGTATGCCAAGCCGGAAGAGAACAAACCCATAGACCCCTGGCAGAGCGTGGACCCGTTCTCACAGTTCGGTTTCGACCGTCACGTGCCACTTATGTTCATCAATAACAGGGGGGTGGCGAACATCCCGAAGATGCGCTGCAGGATTTTGCGTGCGGAGGCGTTGCGGGAGCCGATCAATGCTTATAACCCGCCGTTGGAAATGGTTTATGAATGAAGGAAAGGAACTAACATGAAGAAAAATAAGATACGAATGTTCTGGTCAAATCTACTCCAATCTGCCAAAGAAGGGCTCAAGCCCGAATGGAAAGATTTGTACTGGGTTGCCATCGCTGCAATCGTTGCATTCGTCACCATGAAGATTGCAGTCAATATCCGCATGAACCAGATAGAAGAAATGCTCGCGCTGCAAAACCGGGAGATGCTTGCCAGCGCTCCGACAACAGTCCCCGGCATCCGCGACCTGGCTGGCAACGCACTGGATGGGGATGGAGACGGTACCCCCGGTGGAGATTTCGTTTATCAATTCACCATAGCTGAGCCAACGGGCACAGCGGTGCCAACGACAACTCCTTTCCCGATTTGTACTCCTGTCCCCTGTGAAGCGGGTTATCTCGTTTGTCAATCCGGGGAATGCCTGGGCGGCTGCGGGCTGGTATGTGCCCTGGATATTACGCCGGTCCCGCCTGGTGAATTCAAGCCCCCCGCACCCGGCCTGATATGTGTGTACTTCTATCCTGAAAACTCGGATGCGGCCCCGATCTCTTACTGTTATAACAATCCACAGCGATAGGTGTCAATGAGAAGCAAGAGTTTGCCGCCTGAGAGAGTATTTGCATTCGAGTTGATCGTATATTATCCACACGAAGGGGTAGGGATGGCGAGCAAGCGAATAATCATGGATAATATTCCCATGCCCTTTAGAGAGAATGGAACATATTTAAAAGAACTTTGGTATGTAAAGTTCGATAATGGCATAGAAACTTGGATTAACAAGCGTTCATTAAAGATTATTGGAGCATAAAACACTTGAAATATCAATAAAATTATTGTACAATCAATTTGATTGACCTTTTTGTCAATCCTGCCCCCCAGTAGGAGCGGTCGCGAGGCCGCTCCGCGAGGGAAGCGCAGCCGTCCTTCGACTACGCGGACGAACACCGCTCCGCTCAGGACGAAATAGACGGCAAGATCGTGTAGCGCCCGATGCTCACATAAGCATCGGGTTTTTGTTTACCCCCCTGTGGGCCCCCCATTTTCTGGGGAGCGAAAATGGGGGGAGGGTAAGAAGAAGGAGTTTGAAATGGAGCTTACTGAAGTTCAATTGTGGCTAATCGGTATGATCGCAATGGTGATCATCTGGTTGATCAATTTCTGGCGCAAGCAGGGCGGCGCATCCATTCCCAGCGGCTGGTTGACAGCCGGTGTGTATGTGGTGTCGTTCCTTCTGGCACTGGCTTTTGGCCTGCCTGCTATACCGGTATTCCCCCCATTTGATGGGCCGGTGACGTTCGTAACGGCTTTGTTCGATTGGATCAACACATTTTTGGTCAATGTTGGCCCGATCGTAGCGTTGGCCACCCTTATCTACAATGCTTTATTGAAGCAAGTTCTGGATGGCCTTGGGGAACGCGTTGTAAAAGCCAAGAAATAGGCATGAGCAGCGTGGCTGGGACTGAGCATCCCGGTCCGCGCTGCTTTGTGAAAACCGATGAGCATCCGTTTGGCGAGCCAGTACGCAGCGATGGGATTGTCGCTGGTGATCGTGATCATGGCGCTGGTCAGTTGTCGGTTGAAGCGCTCGAAGCTGTACTCGAACCTGATGTGGCTGACCTATGGACTGGTGGGACTGGTCTTTTACATGATCACCCTATGCAGGCCAGAAATGCCGCTATCAAGCCATGACTTATCGCCAATCCGCACGTTGATCCAGTACACAATGGTGGCTTCGTGGCTGTTTCTGTGGTCGTTCACGAATTTCAAAAATGGCCATAGTTAAACATGGAATTGGTTTTCAATGTGGTTGTTCCGGTTGTGGTAACTGGACTGTTCAATGTGATTTTGTTCCGGCTTCAGATGAAGAAAGAGGAAGGCCGGGACAAAGCAGACATTATCACCAAGCTGGATTCGACCATCGTCAATATGCTGGACCGGAACACGGAAATGATGGAACTGCTGGAAATGGAACGCAAGAAATACCGCACCATGCGAGATGGCGCGCTGATGCTGGTAAAGCAAGTCGAAAAACTGGAGGCCGAACCGGCCTGGAAACCGAATGGAAGTTAGATGACCAAAGTGAAACCCGTCACCCAGTTGCAGCTTGACGGCTTCGCGGACTTGTTGCAAGACGCCGAGGAAGGCGGCCAGGAAGTCAAGCCACTGACCGCCGCAGAAGTGCGCGAGCGCGAAATGGCCGCGCGCCAGGCGCTGGATGAAAAGATTGACGAAGACGCGCCAAGCTGGACAGAGCAGTATCACGAGTTGATGCTGTCGAATGTGCCCTGGCGGGTGGCGGCCTTCATCGCTTGGTCTACCGTGCCAAAGTACCGGCGCTGGCCGCGCACGCAGGATGAGCTTGCGCAGGAGGTGCTGGGGCTGACCAGTGACCGGCGCATCACCGAGTGGCGCAGGAAATACCCGTACATCGACCAGATGATCGCATCGCTGCAGACCGCAGCGCTGCTGGACTTCATCCCCGGCGCGATCGAAGCCAGCGGGAAAGTGGCGTCGATAGTCGATTACAAGGCCACCCAGGAACGACGCCTGCTGTTCGAGGCCACCGGCGTGATCGAGAAACATTCGAAAGTGTCCATCGAAGACCCACAACTGGTCAGCACCGGGCGCAAGATGCTGGAACGCCTGCGCAAGATGCCGCTGGAAAAGAAACTGGAACTGCTGGGCGACGAGGCGGAGGCCTTCATCAGCGAGCTGGAGGATGAGTTCGCGGAGGATGATGAAAGTATGTTTGATGACGATCCTTCGACTGCGCCCTTCGACGATGCTCAGGGCTCCGCTCAGGACGATGGTGGCGAGGATGAGTAAGACTTCGTTGAAGCAGGCTGTGAAGGAAGACATCCGCGCGCAGGTGCGTGCGGAGCGCTATTTTGGTGATTTCTGCAAATTCGTAGATCCCAAGCACCCGACCGAAGCGCCGCACATGCAGGTGCTGACGCGCAAGCTGCAGGGCGTGGCGCAATATATCCTGACGGGCGGGAAGCGGGGCATCCCACGGCTGATGATCTTCATGCCGCCCAGGTACTGGAAAAGCCAGACAGCTTCACGCAAATTCCCGGCCTGGCTGTTCGGGAAGAATCCGGACCTGCGCGTGATCCTGACATCTTACGGCGCGGACCTGGCTTCGAAGCACTCGAAGGCCGCGCGCGACATGGTGCAGTCGGAGCGATATTCAGCGGTTTTTGGGACGCTATCTTCCACTGATGAGCCAGTGATGTTGGACCCGGAGAGCAAGGCATCGGCAGCTTGGGATATCGCCGATCACAACGGCGGGATGCAAGCCACCGGCGTGGGCGGCGGCGTGACAGGCTTCGGGGCGAACCTGTTCGTGATCGATGACCCGGTCAAGGGGCGCAAAGAAGCGAACAGCAAGACGCAGCGCGAGTCGGATTATGAATGGTACAAAGGCACGGCATATACTCGTTTGGAAGATAATGCGGCCATCATCGTGATCATGACGCGTTGGGACCAGGAAGACCTGGCCGGGATGCTGTTGCACGCGATGGTTTCCGACCCGGACGCGGACCAGTGGGAAGTGGTAATGATGCCCGCCTTCGCGCTGGGCGAAGACCTGTATCCACAATATCAGGAAGAATACATCGAGAACTTATTACGGGGTATTTATATCCCCGAGAAGGGTGACCAGCTCGGTCGTAAGCCGGGCGAGCCGCTGTGGCCCGCGAAAGATGATAAACGCGACCTGGAGAAGAAGCGCGCCAACATGGATGACTTCGAGTTCACGGCGCAATTCCAGCAGATGCCGCGTCTGGCGGAGGGGAACTTTTTCGATGATAAGGACTTCGGGATCGTGGACTGCGCTCCCGAGGGCCTGCGCTGGTTCCGGTACGCAGACCTGGCGCTGGGGAAGAGCGAAGCCAGCGACTTCAACGCCTGTTACGCCATCGCCTTCGGCCCGGACGGGACGCTGTACATTCGCGACCCGTTGAAGGTGCGGAACCTGGACGAGTTCCTGCCAGACCTGCGGACGCTGATGCTCTCGGACGGGGAAGCGGGGACAGTCTGGGGGATCGAGAGCAACGCCTTCCAGGTGTTGGTGGTGAAGAAATTTCTGGAAGATAAGGCGTTGGTGAACATCCCGATCATGGAAGTGACCGCCAAAGGCAGCAAGGCAGACCGGGCACGCGCCTGGCGCTTACGTGCCAAGCAGGGCAAGGTGAAACTTGTCCGCGGACCGTGGAACCAAGATTTCATCCGCGTGGCGGCGGCCTTCAACTCGGAGGGCACCGCACGCCACGATGACGACATCGACAGCGTGAGCGGCGGCGTGCAGATGCAGGCCGATGAAGCCGGGGGAGATGGAAAGACGGCTAGTTCGGAGGCCGTTGTAGTGAGCACTGATTCATTGTTTGAAGTGGCTGGTTTCGATACGGGCCATGCCCTACTCAACCAGCGAAGTAACTGGAGGTAGTTATGACACCCAAAGGGAAGAAACGTTTCGAAGAACGGATCGATTGCGAAGTTGTGCTCCTGGAAGCCCAGGAAGACAAGCCGCGACGGGTCCGATTTGAAAAAGCTATGACGGCGGACATTGTCAACGGCAATAACCGCCGATATCCGGCCCAGGTGCTGCAAGTAGCGGTCAAGGAATTGCGAGACCATCTGCATGAGAGCGCCGGGCAGGGCCGTGCCATTCAGTTACTCGGCGAGGCAGAACATCCGTCTGATAAATCGACCAGGCGTCCAAACCTGCTGGAAACCGTTGTGAAATGGGAAGAAGTCAATTTCGACGGTGTGAATGTGAATATCACAGGTTGCATCCTGGAAACCAGCAAAGGCAAGGACATCCTGACGTTGATGGAGGGCGGCGTGATGCCCGGAGTATCCATGCGTGGGTACGGCGATGGCAAATTTATCAAGGCGTCCAAAGATGGTGATGACAAGGGAAAAGAGAAGATCTTCGAGGTGAGCGAATTGCACATCACGGGGTTTGACATGCTCCTGGAACCATCGTTTGAGAACGTCGCACAACTAATCGAATCAATCACGGGCGATAAGCCCGAGGAGGATGAAATGGACAAGGAAGAAGTCCTACAACTTTTGAAAGACCACCCCGAAGTTTTCGAGGGTATTACCGAAGCCCAGGTCAAGAAAATGGGCGAAGCCCAATTGAAGGCGCTGGAAGAGAGTGTCCGCAAGGCGCTGGGCATCGATGAGAACGCCAACATCAATGAGAGCCTGAAGGCGATGGCTGAGAAGGCCCAGAAGTTCGAAGAAGCCGAGAAGAAGGCTGGTATCGAGAATGCCATCGAGGAGGCCACCAAAGAGCTGCCCTACGGCGAGGAAGGCAACAAACTGTTCGTCGAGGAGCTGCAAGAATCGGCACCACATGACGAGAAAGCCGTTGCCAAGATGGCCGAATCACTGCGCAAACGCTATGACAAGCTGTTCGCCGGTCGCAAGCTGGAAGAGAAAGGTTTTACCGGTGAGATCAAGGGCGTGCAGCCGTTGTTCGAGAAAGAAACCGGCGTGCCAGAGTTCGCCAAGGCGGCCTACATTCTCAACGAAGCGGTGGTCAAGTCTGAGATGCGCCAGATGCGCGACTTCAGCAAGGCCGAAACGCGAGCGGAACTGCTCACGATCCAGATCCTGGAACGCTTCGACGCGCTCAACAAGCATCATCTGGCCCGCGAAGCCAAGGAGTTCGAAGAGGCCGAGCAGACTAGCGACCTGAACCTGCCCTACAGCGTCAGCCGCGCGATCATTGCGGAGGCCTACCCCACCCTGGTGGCGGCAGGCATCTTTGATGTGGGCACGATCGAGACCAGCCCCACCCGGCTGTACTTCGAGGCGCATGCTGCCGAGACCGGCTACACGGCCACTGTCACTGACGAGGCTGTGACGGCTGGTGCTGCGGATGCTTGGGTGGACCTGGACTACGGGCGCGTTACACCCGGAACGGTTGTGGTCACCACCAGCCCGGCTGGGACGACCTATACCGAGAACACCGACTTCGTGATTGACTACGCCGATGGGCGCATCAAGATTTTGGCCGCTGGCAGCATCTCGGAAGACGATGCCCTGCTGGTTGATTATGGCTATACCGCCATCCGCAAGGGCGAGATGGTACCCATCGAACGCGCGAAGATCTCATTGAGTTACATCACGGTGGAAGCAGCCGCTGACCGCTTGGCTGACCAGATCAGCCGCGAGGCGATTGTCTTCTCGCGCTCACAGCTCGGCTATGACGCGGTCTCACGCACGATGGCCAGCTTGATTCGCCAGACGCAGCGCAAGATCGACCAGGGTTTGCTCTACATGGCCCTGGCGGCAGTCAAGAGTGTGGCCAGCAACAGCGGCGGCACCTGGACGACCGGCAACGACGAATCTGACTATGACGATTTGGTGCGCTTGCTGGGAGAAACTAAGGTGATTGTAGCCAACCGTTACTATACCCCGAATTTCTTCCTGATGAGTTACACCAACTCAGAAGACCTTTCGAACTGGCGTGGGTTCCGGCGCGACGGCTTCCCGAACGCAATTCTGAACGCGGCTGGCTATGCTGGCAACGTGAAAGGGCTGCCGGTCTTTGCCAGCACCGAGTTCCCGGATGACACCATCATCGTGGGCAACCGGCAACTGGTGATGCACCGCGTGTTCCAGCCGATGGTTGTGCGCGGACCGTTCCCGACCTATGACGTGAGCGGCGGCACATCCAAGCTGGTGGCAGCCGATCAATATTATACCGAAGAGTTCAACGTAACCGAGAGCCCCGTGGAAGAAAAGGGCGCGTATCTCGGCGTGACGGCTGGATCGTAACCCCGGCCCCCCTGTCATCTGCGATGACATCCCCCCAAATATCTCAAAGGTATTTGGGGGGAGATAGGTTGAATTTATGAGCATTATGTTAGCGGATCTCATTTCTGATTTGCAGGCGGATGTACCGGCTGTTGACAGCGTGCCTTCAAGCGACCAGTATACGCGGGCGATCAAGGAGGCAGTGAAAGATTTTTCGCGCCGCTGTGGAACGGAAAAGGTCGATACGCTCAGCATCGTTTCAGGAACAGCCACTTATGACCTGGCGGACGATTTCTTGAAGATGATTATGCTGGAGAGCTTCGCCACCGCTGACGGCGTGCTGATCAGCAACGAGGGCATTATCCCGTTGAGCACCACCTGGGATGAGCGGCATTACATCCGCAACCGGCAGATCACGTTCGATCCCACGCCCACATATACCATGTCACGGGATTATCGTTACAAGGCGGCCTGGGCGCTGAACGATGACGGCGATGAATATGAAGACATGGGGGATGAAGAAGCTGAAATCGTGCTGTTGAAGGCATCAGCGATATGCCTGACCAAGCAGGCCAACACGATGAGCCCGGATGCCTTTGACTACCAGCAAGGTGACGTGAAAGTCAATACCGGTACACAAACGCTGGCGATGCGCGCACAGGTTGATTCGGTCGAGAAGCAATATGATGAGGCCTGCGAGAAGTACAACGGCGCGTATGGGATTCTTGGTTAAACACGAAGGACACGAAGGTCACTAAGAATGAGTGTTACCAGTTTGATGACCAAGGTGCGGAATTTGCGCTCGCAGAGCATTGCCTTGCGGCGCGGTGATTCCACGCTGGCGGCCCAGACGATGCGCATCGAGCGCACCAGCCGCGGGCGCATCTACGATGTGGACCGCACGTCGGAAAGGCGAGCGGACGCGGTCATCAACGCAGCCACGGACGCCGATATCGAAGTGGGCGACCGCTTCAACGACGAGAACGGCGTGCTGATGGAAGTCTCGTTCATCAGGCCGAACCGGACATATGCGACTTTTGCGGAAGCTGTGGTAACCGAATGACGCTTCGACTGCGCTACGCTCCGCTCAGCGAGGAGTAAATGGGCTTTCACTGGGTGACGCCGCCGTCGAAGCTGGCAGAAAATATTGAGGAGTATGGCAAGCGAGCATATGTGGCCATCCACGCCGCGGCGGCTTTCTGGGGGCAGGGGACGCAGGATGAAGCCCGGGGTAACGCGCCCTGGGAAGACCGCACAGGCAACGCGCGCGGCGGTCTCTTTTATGCGGTGGACGGCTTCGGGATGGGCGAAGTAATTGGATCAGTGGAGGCCGATGCCAGGGCGCAAATGCGTGAAACGTCGGTGGAGGCAGGCGATGCGGATACGCTGATCATCACGCTGGGGCACACCGTATTTTATGGAAAGTTTTTGGAATTATCAAATGCGGGCAGGTACGCGATCATTATGAGCACCATCGAGAAGCGCCTGCCACAATTGGAACGTAATTTGCACGATATTTTTCAGTAGGAGAGCCTGATGGCTTCTTTGCGAGATCGGATCAATCGAATATTCGGCAGGGCCAAAAAGCAAGACCAGCCGCGCGTGCTGGTGACCACGCTGCCGCCCGAACGCCCGTCACAAGAACCAATGGACCTGGCCGAGAAGTTCAAGGCTGAGACGGAGCGGAAGGCGGTGATCGAAGAGTGCCGAAAAATGTACAAGACCGATCTGCGCATCAAGAAGACCTTTCGCATGCTGGCCCAGGACACGCTCAAGGGCGGGTTCTCGGTCAAGACGGGGAACGCTGGGGCCCAGGCGGAGGCAGATGCGCTGTTCTCGCGGCTGGGGCTGAACCAGAAGTTGGAGCGCTACGTGCGGCTGACGCCCAGGGACGGGGATTCGTTCCTGCAGGTGGTGATCGACGAAGCGTTGAATATCGTCAGCCTGACGCGCAAGCCCACGCTGGAAGTGCGGCGGGCGACCGATGACGCGGACCAATTCAGCGACCCGTCGAAAGCCTTCTGGATGGCGGACAAGATGTACTGGGGCATGGATCCGCCCAAAGATGTGACCTGGTTCGCGCAGTGGGAGATCATCCACGCGCGCTGGGAGTGGGACGAGGAAAGCCGCTACGGAACGCCCATGTTCGCATCCGGCACCGGTACGTTCAAGAAGGTGACCGAAGGCGAGATCGACATGGCCGTGCGGCGCAAGACGCGCGCGGGCATGCGTTACCACCACGTGGTTGAAGGCAATGCGTCGGATGTGGAGGCCTACAAGGAATTGAACAAGACCGCGTTGAACAACCCCAACATCGCCGCGGCGGACTTTTTCAGCAACAAGCCGGGCGGGATCAACGCGGTGCAGGGTGACGCCAATATGGACCAGATTGCGGACGTGAAGCACCAGATCGCGACGCTGTTCGCCGGTTCGGACGTACCAATGGAACTTGTAGCCTACGGCGAGGGGCTCAACCGCGACATCCTGGGCGACAAGCGCGAAGAGTACGAGGAGATCCTGCGGCAGGTGCGCGAATGGACTGTGGACGAGATACTCAAGCCGCTGTTGGAAACCCAATGGCTGTTGAAGGGCATCCTGCCTGACGGGCTGGAATACGAAATCATCTCGAAGCACGCCACCGGCCTGAAAGCGCAGGACTTTTTGACGATCACCGACGCGGTGCTACGGATGAAGATCCTGGGTATTGCGGACGAGGTCATCAAGGCCATATTGGAGAAGCAACTGGGCGTGGATATCGGCGAGCTGATCCCGGGTACGGATGGCGAAACCGAGCGCTTTGCGAATTTGTTGAAGGGATTGAGCGTGTAACAAGATGTGTGTAGTACAAGTAGATACTCCCATTCTTGAAGCCACAGAAACCCCAACAGTTGCGGGCATCCCCACTTCGCGGCTGTACCGGGCGGGTTTCGTGGCCACGGCGCGTTTGCAATTATTTTTCACCGGCGAGACGCACCGGTTGTTCGCCGAGTTCGCGGATGAGATGCGCTCACAGGTGATGAGCTATGCAGACAGCGAAGGAAAGCTGAACTCGCTGGACGGGTTTCGGCTCCAGGGACGACTGACTGGCATATGGGGGGATACGCTGATGAAGTGGACGAAGCTCTTCCAGAAGGCGCGGGAGGTAGCGGCGATGCTGCCGTTTGGGGTGCTGGCGGAGTTCCACCGGCGATTGGTTGAAGATGCTGAATTGGAAGAAAGCGGCCCTTCGACTTCGCTCGCTGAAGCTCGCGCCGCTCAGGGCGTGTTCGACCCGCAGATCCAGGCGCTGCTGGAGATCGCTGCCGAGTTCCTGTATGACGACGGATTGAACATATCCGGGCGCATCTGGCGCATGGACCGCGATGCGCGCGATGGCATGAATCAGGCCATTTCGCTGGCGGTCTCGGAGGGCAAATCGGCCTGGCAACTGGCAGGCGAGCTGGAAGAGTTCCTGGGGGCAGACGCAGACTGCCCGCGTTGGACATCCACCCGACTGTACAAACGTTCTAAGAAAGACATCGCCGCCGGGGATATGACCGGGCTGATCACCAATCCCAATTGCGACGGGCAGGGCGTGGCCTACAACGCGCTGCGCCTGGCGCGCACCGAAATCCAGAAGGCGCATGCGCTGGCCACCGACCGTGTGATGGCCAACTCGCCCTGGGTCGAGAAGGAAAAGATCAACCTGAGCGCGCAGCACCCTGTGCGGGATATTTGCGACGATGTGGTAGAGGCGGGGGAGAAGGGGGAGGGGGTGTACGAAAAGGGCAGCATCGAACTGCCGCTGCACCCCAACTGCCTGTGCTACAAGACCGCCGTGCTGATGGAGGAGCAGGATTTTACGAGCCAGTTGCGTGACTGGATGAAGGGCGGCGAAAACCAGGCAATGGATGGTTATTCCCAGTTTTTGGGCACGGAGCCTGACCAGGTGACAAATACGGATTTATCGAAGACCAATCCGGCGATCAAGCTGGGCGTGTGGCTGTTTGGGGAGGCATTGAAATTATGACCCCCCCCAGGCTGCTGAGACTTCCAGTGGACGCTTTCGCCAGGCGAGAACATTACTTGGACCACATTCTGCCCGTGTGGAACGCCCTGAAGCCTTCTACGCGCGGGAAGTTCTACGTGCCAGAGAACCTGGCAGCTTACGCGCGTTCGCAAGGGCTGGAGCCTGCCGTGGCGCGGCAACTGGGCCACGACGTGATGCGCGTCTATCCGGACGGGCTGGGGCCGCTGATCGTGGCGGCCTACGGCGACATGATGTGCGCGGTGCGCAGGGTGCCGCAAAGGCCGATCCTGTTCATGGAGCACGGCGTGGGGCTGTCCTTCGGCAAGAACCCGGCCTACGCGGGTGCTGGCGGGACGAGGAAACGCATCGACCTGTTCCTGGACCCAAACGAGCACGTGCGCGAGAAGAACCGGAGCGCCTTCCCGAAGACGGCGGGCCGCGTGATCGGGACGCCGTGGCTGGACGATTTCAGCAAACAGCTATCAGCTTTCAGCGCTCGGCACACGAACGGTCACAAGCCGGTGGTGTGCGTGTCGTTCCACTGGAACGGGGACGAGGTGGCGGCAGAAGCCGGGAACGCTTTCCAGCATTACGCGGGGGCGCTGCCGGAGCTGGCGCAATGCGACGATTTCAAGCTGATCGGCCACGGCCACCCGCGCTACCGCTTCGTGCTGGAACCGTTCTATCGCGAGCACGGCATCCAGGCCGTGTGGGATTTCAAGGAAGTGATGCGCCGCGCGGATGTGTACGTGAACGATAGTTCGTCCACGCTGTACACATTCTGCATCACCGGCAAGCCGGTCGTGATCCTGAACGATCCCAAGTTTCGCAAGAACAAGCACTGGGGCATCCGCTTCTGGGAGTACAGCGACGTGGGGCCGCAGGTGGAAGATCCGTCAGAGCTGATGGAGGCCATCCGCAGCCAGATGGCAGCTTTACAGGGCGGGGCTGACCCGTATGCCAAAGCCAGAAAGAAAGCTGTCCGCGCGCTGTACCCACACCTGGGGAAGGCCGCCAAACGAGCCGCGCGCGCCATCGAAGAATTCACTGGCCGCAGGCTACCAAAGCTGCGCAAAGTGCGCACCCGGCAACGCGAGACGCTGGGCATCATCTACATGGCATTTGGAAAACCAGCGGTAGAAGGTGTGATGAGTTCGGTCAATTCATTGCGCAAGTTGGGGCTGGATGTGCCGATCTGTATTGTGGGTGATACACCCATCGAAGGCATGCGTTTCGTTGAATGGACCGGTCAGAGCCCATTCGACCCGAGCTGCGCGCGTAACTTCCAGTTCCGGGCTGGGCGTATCAAGCCAGGACTGTGCGCGCTGACCCCCTTCGAGCGCACGCTGTACATCGACGCGGATACCGAGTTCCTGTCTACGAAAGTGCTGAAAGGCTGGCACTACCTGGACGATCACGATATGGCGCTGGCGCGCGAGAAGCTGGAGATCGGGCAGCTTTATAACAAGCCGCGTGCGGGCTGGGAGATCAACATCCAGGAACGCGATGCGACCATCCAGGAGCTGGGCGGCGATGTGAACACGCCCTTCCTGAATAGTGGTGTGATCTTCTTCCGCAAGAACCAGGCTGTGATGCGCGTCTTCAGGGCCTGGGGCGAAGCCTGGCAGGAGTGGCAGCAATGGGACGAGCAGCTCTCGCTGATGCGTGCCATGTACCGCGTGGGCTCTGGCGTGAAGGTCAAGCAGTTGAGCGTGGACTGGAACCACCCGCACCGCGACCAGGCGCAGATCATCTTCCACAACTACGGCAGGGGGCCGGTGAGGAGCAACCTTGAACGCGTTGCGGCATAAGCACCCCGGCGAGACCTGCTGGATCGTAGGAAAAGGCCCGTCACTGCGCCATTTGGGTGGGGAGCATTTTGGCCAGGGGCCGATCATCGCTTTGAATGATGCAATTGCGGTTGTCCAGGAGATTAACCTGACCAATCCAATCTACTCATTGCAAAAGGATGGGGATGAGAAGCACATGGTGAAACCGTATGCCGAAATTCCGCTGATTTTGCAGGAAACACCCGGTTTTTCAGGAGAATGGTTCCCGGAGCACCCTGCCCGCATATTGGTGGACCCGATCCAGGACCTAGGGTTCGACCATGTGCAGGTGCTGGCCACCCGTATGGCCATCCAGATCGCGGTGCAGATGGATTGCGCTTCCTTGAAGCTGGTGTGCTGCGACAGCCTGGTGACCGGCGCGCTGGAAACTTTCAATCCGCGTAATGGCAAGGCGCAAGTGACCGGCGCGGCGCACTGGTACAAACTGACCCGGCCATACATCATGGCTGATCTGAAGGATATCGCGCATGAGTTTATCCTTCCCAAGGAAAGCTGATGGAAATCATATTGATCATCGCAGTGGTTATTGTTGTGACATTGTTTTATTTATGTGCTGGCCGTGAAAAAGGGATTGTTATCGATGTTCAGCGAGAAAATATGCGTAATTTATTTGGAGATAACACAAAATGAGCGTAGTTGATTTTGAACTTGTTTTCGAGAAAGTTCCATCTTGGACCAGCATCGCCGAACGCGAGAAGCTGGCTGAATTGGCAGAGCAGGTTCCGCCCGGCGGGCAGATCGTGGAGATCGGCGCGCTGTACGGCGGTGTGACCATCGTGATGGGAACCGCAAACCGCGAAGCCAAGATCACGTCCATCGATAATTTTAGCTGGACGCCGCCCGGGTACGAAGAGCGGCCTGCCTGCAAGGCAGAGATGGAACGCAACCTGGCTGAATTCGATGTGGTGGCTGAGATCATCGAAGGCGACAGCCGCGTGATCGGGCCAGCCTGGGACGCACCCATCGACCTGCTGTGGATCGATGGCGGGCACAGCTACGAGTTCGTGCGCGCTGACCTGGAAAACTTCGCGCCGCACGCGCAAGTGGTGGCGCTGCATGATTGGGATAACCCGGCTTGGCCGGATATCCGTCAGGCGGTAGAAGACTACAATGATCATCATCAAAATTGGAAGATTGCAGAAGTTGTCGATATGGTCATAGTTTTGAAGAGGGAGAGATGACCGTCCAGGCTGATATTGTCGCTGTGTTGGAAGCCAGCTCCCCGCTGATGGCGGTCCTGACCGGGGGTGTGTATGAGCAGGACGAAGTGGGCGAGATCTCGCGCCAGGCCACGGCGGACGCTTTCGACAGCAACGGCGAGCTGAAACCCTGCGCACTGGTGGCCGAAGGCACCGAGCTTCCACGCGGCGGGATCGATCACAGTGGCCAGGGCGTGAGCGTACAGACGCCGGTCAATATCTATTTTTACGAGCGGGTCGGTTACGAGAATATTGCAGCCGCAATGGACCTGAGCTTCACGCTCTTGAACGGCCAGAAAATCGGGAGTTCCACCTTCCGCGTGGAATACGAGAACGCGGTCAAGAACCAGGTAGACCAGTCGCTGCGCAACGCCAGCCTGGGCGTGCAGCGTTTCATGGTGGTGCGGTTGAGAAGCTAATCCGCAGATTTCGCGGATTATGCAGATTGGAGTAATTATGGCGAAGAAGAAGTTGATTGAAGTGAGATACATTGGACTGAGCACGGTGCGGATCATCCATCCTTATCGTTGGGATCCAACCAACGATTACGTGCAGTCCGTCTCGTTAGAAAAAGCCGCCGAGCTGGTGACTTACCCGGGCGCGCAGTTCGAGCTGGTCGATCCGGCGGGCATGCCGGAGATCGTTTCGTTTGTTGAGGGCGATTCCCGCCCTGTTGAAGAGTTGAAAGCGAAGAGCAAATCCAGAAAACGTTCTTCGTCTAAAAAATAAGGAGTGTGAATTATGAGTGCACCAAACCCCGCATATCCGTTTGGGCTGGCCAGTATTGTGGTGACCAACATCAGCGGCGCATCACAGGTATCTTTGCCCACAGCCAACCGCATGATGGTCAAAGAACGCCTGCAGACCGGCGAAGCCGAGGGCGATGACAAGCTCGCCGCTATCGCGTCCACGGTGCTGGCCACTGAATGGGAACTGGAAACCAAAGGCATCAGCCTGGAAGCCTGGGCCATTATGACTGGCCGCACGCTGACCACCACCGGCAGCTCGCCAAATGAAATAAAAAGCATGGTCCAGGACGGCAGCGAGCGCATGCCGTACTTCAAGATCTACGGCAAGAGCCTGGGCGAAGGCGATGACGACGTGCATGTACTGCTGTACAAATGCAAGATCACTGACGGCATCGAATTCACCAACCAGTTCGGCGAATTTGCA